CCTTATGGTAAGCGTTCATGGGTTGGAAAGGATATAAAATGTGATGGACCATTGTGGCATCAGTTGGAACACGATGTTCACCAACTTATTGAACAAGCTAAAGTTGGTGTACCTCATGTTTATTTTGTTGACACATTGAAAGACGAACTTCGCCCCAAAGCAAAAGTTCAAGCAAAGAAAACTCGTGTTTTTGCTGCTGGTCCAATGCATTTCTCAATTGCTTTCAGAATGTATTTTTCTCGTTTTCTATCCTTCATGATTGAAAACCGTATTGACAACGAAAGTGCTATTGGTATTAATCCTTATAGCATGGATTGGGAGCGACTTGCTGACCATCTTAATAAATGGGATGGACCAACATGTATTGCTGGAGATTACTCAAATTTTGATGGAAGTTTGATGAATCAAATTCTCGAAAGATTATTAGTGATCGTCGAAAGTTTTTATGACTCTTTTGGTAGCACTCCCGAGGAACGAATTGTTCGACGTAATTTGTGGACCTGTTTGACTCGCTCTATGCACATTGCTCGAGGCGGTGGTGTCTTTCGCTGGTATAATAGCCAACCCAGTGGTAATCCATACACCACACCGATAAATGTGATGTTTAATAGTGTTGCCATAAGAATGGTTTATTGCATGATTTTTGGGGACGCAACATCAGAACAACTGTCAGACATATTCACAGAAGGTTTTTCATTCATGGGACCACCCCCGAAGAAAACTTTGAGTGATTTTGATGATGATGTCCACTTCATCGCTTTTGGAGACGATAATTGTGCTAACATTAACCCCGCAATTATTGATTGGTTTAACATGCACACCATCACAAAGACGATGAGCATTTTTGGGTTAACATACACTGATGAATTTAAATCTGATTCATCAGATGTACCAAAGGCTAGATTTCTTCATGAAATCAACTTTTTAAAACGTGGGTTCTCTCGCGTGAACACTATGGGACGTCGCTGGATCGCACCATTGGATATTGACACCGTTAAGGAAATACCAATGTGGGTTCGAACTGGTGACTCCATTCGTGTTCATGAGATAATGCTTGATAGCATTGAAACTACGTGCTTGGAAATGGCCTTGCACGGAAAAGCCGCGTACGATGACTGGGTGAATTTTCTTCAAGGTATGAAGCACAAGGATATTCTGGGAAGTAAATTCAGGTATACTCGCTCCTTTGAAGAACAATTTAGTCTTGTATGTGCTGAGGATACGGACCTCTGGGCGTAATTTAGTAAGTAAAACAACATTGTAATTTTGACCTTTGAGTACGGTGATGGCGTTAGTTACATTCACACACAAGTCCGTGGACTCTCAATTGTAGAACTAAAAGTAATGGGCGAACATCCTCGGATTAATAGCCAATCTAAATATGGAAAAATATAACTTAAC